TAATGGCCCATTTAGGTGGGAACATTACAACAGCAGGAATTAACTTAATATCATTATTTACTCATACTATACCAGTATTATCTTCTTATAATGCAGCCAGAGGATTTGGTGGGGGATTTAATATAGCTAAAGTAGTTGCTGAAATGACTCATACTCTTTCCAATAAAAAATTTGTCGGTGGTATAGGCCATCATGCATTAGCTAACTCTGGAAAACTAAAAGAGATTATAGATAATAAACAATACGCACAGTATGGGTTAACAGAACAAGAAGCTATTATGATGCTTAGAGAACTTAGAGAAGGTATATTACAAGCATCATTATATAACGCATTAACAGGTACAGCTAATACCGGTATACGTAATAACAACTGGGTTAATAAACGAGGCTTAGGAACTAAATCTATAAATACATGGATGTTACCATTCTCATATACAGAACAACTTAATCGTAGAGCAACTTGGTTAACAGCGTATAGGCTTGAGAACAAACGAGCTTTAGCTATGGGCATGTCAAATGAAGAAGCTTCAGCACATTCTAATAAGTTTGCTATAAAAATTGTAAACCAGTCTCAAGGAAACTATAACCAGTATAATAGACCAGCTTGGGCTAGAGGTGACTTCTTCCAGTATATGTATATATACAAAACCTTCCCTATAATAACAGTACAGATGTTAAGGAATATGAGTATGGGAGGTAAGTTAGGTTTCTTAGGTATATTATTCTTAGCAGCAGGTCTTAAAGGATTACCTTTTGGCGAAGACTTAATGGACTTAATAGATACCTTGGCCAGGTTAACTAATATTAAAATGGCAAGTATAGAATTAGAAGCTACAAAAATACTTGATGCTACATTTGGAGAAGTATTCGGTAGACCTGCTTCTAGATATGTAATGCGAGGTGTCCTTGATGATATTACAGGAGGAACTATTTCTACTAGAGTTGGTTTAGGTAATCTAATTCCTGGAAGTGGGTTCTTAAGAAAAGGTTCAACAACGGCAGATCATTGGAGAGAGTTAAAAGAATTTGCAGGACCTGTCTTTTCAGTTTCTTTAGACCTCGGTGCAACAGCAATAGATATAACTAGATATACAGGAGAAGTTGTAGGTATTAAACCTGATACTACATCTTTTGTAGATATAATACGTAAATCACCAATATCTGCTATGAGAGCTTGGGCTGATGGGTATAAGTATATAGATGATGGGTATATAACTAACGCCCAAGGTAAGAGAACAAGTACCCAACAAGCTACTATCCGACAGATTTTAGCTAGAATGATTGGTCTTTATCCTACTGTAGCTTCGCAACAAAATGATTTAGTTAGAATGTTTAAGCATGTAGGTAAATATAAAGCACAAGTTACTAAAGAGTTTGTAGAAAAAGGTGTTAAGTATAGACTAGAAAGAGATAGTAAAGGATTGCGAAAACTTAAAAGAGAAGTACGTGAATGGAATAGAGCTACTAGGGGTACTGAATTAGAGATAACTAATTTTAATGATCGACTAGATAGGTCATATAATGAGTGGAGAAAATCAACTATATCTAGATTTTTTAAAACTACCTCAACTACTATTAAACCTGAGCTAAGAAAGCTTTTAGTTATGTGGGGTATAAATCCAAATGAGATTGAAGTTTAGGAGGCTATATGCCAAAAGTCGTATGTAAAGATGGTAAAACAAAATTGTTTCCTTATACCCCAGAAGGGAGAAAAGCTGCTAAAGCTTATGCTAAACGGTATGGGTGCACAGTAGCTAATACTCCTAAGCGGGAAAACAAATATACATGAGAGAAAAACTAAAAATTTTATGGTGGGATTTACTAGACTTATTAGAAAGTGTAAGTAATTTTATAAGTAAAAACTGGCTCAATTATTCTATGTATATGTATGCTATTCTAGCTACACTATTTTTAATATGGTTGTTCTAAATGACAATAAAGTGGATACTAATTTTATTTATATACTTCCAGAATAGTGATCGTATAGATATACAGCATACCCCATACGAATTTACTAATGGTGTTGAGTGCGCCCAGTTCAAGTCCGAAAAAGAATTTAATAACCTGTTAGTGTATACCTTTAAAGATAAGGGTATTGCTTATATCCGTCCTGTATGCAAGCCAACACGTTTAGACAAAAATGACACGCTTGTAAAGGCAGCTGAAATAAGGTATGGTTCAGCAGGTATATGTAGAGTGGCACCATGCATATGGTGAGGAGTAATTATGAAAAAGAGAATTCATGTCAATCAGCACAATATAAGGGCTAATGGTAAGGATAATGGGAATAGACCAGTCATAACAGTCAAGACCTATAAAGATAATAGGTATTGTAATCAAGTAGAAATTCTAGGAGAATCTAAGGTTCTATACAGACCTGACAAGCCGTTGTCTTGTGGTGCTAAAGTTTGGATAGAAACTGATAGTGACGTTCGTTTAACATGAGGAATAATAAATGGATCAATTAAAAGAATGGTTAGGCTTAATACCACCAGTTGCTTGGTGGGTAATTTGGTTTGCTGTAGGTGTACTAGTAGGCGCAGCCTAACTTTTTAGCTATGATTTTCATAGCATCACCTTATCTCCATGACGACCCAGAAGTTATGGAACACAGGTATCTCACCGTTGAGCAATACGTTGCCGAATGTTTGTTCAAGGGTGAGTGTGTTATAAGCCCAATCGTAAACAACCATCATTTGGCTGAACGCTATAACATGCGTAAAGATTTTAAATTTTGGAAGGAAGTTAACCACGACTTATTAGAACGGTCTGATAGTATCAGAGTATTGATGTTACCAGAGTGGAGAGAATCGAAGGGAGTACTTGATGAGATGGCATTTTCAAGTTATATTAACTTACCTATTGAATTTATTGAGTATTCTTTATGCCCTCTCAGCCTCCAGTCGATATAGACCCTACGCTACTAAAGTACGCAACTGAAATCCAAGCTGGACATATAGATGCTGTAATTAAATACGGTAGCATAACTAGAGCTGCCCAAGAAACGGGGGTTTCTAGAGCTGCTATCCAACGTGCAATCAAATGTGTTAAAGCAAACGCAGCAATACAAGGCTATGCTCCAGAACATAATATGATACACACCGCCCCCGATGGATTCTCTGTAATAGGTACGACCACGTTGCACCATGAGGAAAAAGGTCAGGTGATGCAGTGGGTACGCACAAAAGTTGATAGAGAACAGCAAGCAGAGATAGCTAAAGAATTTACACAATCATTAGCAGATTCAGTAAAAGGTAAAGCTAAACCTATACGAAAACCTAAATGTAAAAACAAAGACTGCTTAACTCTATACCCAATGGGTGACCCACACTTTGGACTACATGCATGGGGTGAAGAAGTAGGTGAAGACTATGATTTAAAAATAGCTATGCAGAACAACCAAGTAGCTAACGAGAAAATATCACAGGCTTCACCTGACACTAAGTTAGCTATAATATTAAATGTAGGTGATTTCTTTCACTCTGATAACCAACAAAATAGGACAGCTAAATCTGGTGCAGTTCTAGATGTAGATGGTAGGTTACATAAAGTTGTTAGGGTTGGTACTGAGTCTATTCGTTACAAGATTGACCTAGCCCTAGCCAAACATGAGAAGGTTATAGTACGTAATGATATGGGCAATCATGATGAGATACTTTCTCAGATGTTATCAATGATATTAGATGCCTATTACCATAAAGAGAAACGTGTTGACATTGATATATCTCCCAACCACTACTGGTACTATGAGTTTGGTAAGAACTTATTTGGCTCTACTCATGGAGATACTATAAAGATGGAAGCTCTAGGTGAAATTATGGCACATGATATGCCAGAGGCATGGGGGAGAACTCAGTTTAGGAACTGGTTTACAGGACATATACACCACAAGAAAATGCTAGAATTTAGAGGGTGTAATGTTGAATCTTTCAATACTCTTGCAGCTAGAGATGCTTGGAATCATAAATCAGGGTATCGTGCCAAAAGAAATATGCAGTCCATAGTGTACCATAAGGAGTACGGGGAACAGGAAAGGCATACTATATCTATCGAGGAGATTAAAGATCAACGCTTGCCTTATGTATAAAGTATGACAACTATAGCATTAAGAGATGGAGTAATAGCAGCAGACTCACAAGAAACTCATGGTGATGGCCGGATAGCGGAGTGTAAGAAACTATATTCAATAAGTGGAACTATCATAGGAACTGCCGGTGACAGTTACACCGGTCTTATATTCGTAGATTGGTTTGAACGTGGAGCAAGAATGGAAGATGCCCCTGACCTCAGTCACGTACAATCAGATGAAGATTTTGAATGTATAGTCATAGAAAATAAAGACACTATCTATACTATAAATAGGTTCTTCCAAAAATACCCTGTTGAAATGGCCGATGGTTTCTATGCATTAGGTTGGGGTTCGTCATATGCTATGGCGGCGATGGAAATGGGGGCAGATGCTAAGAAAGCTGTACAAATTGCGGCTAAGTATGACGCATACACAGGAGGTAAGATTAAAACTATGAAAGTAAAAGACTGGGGTAAGTAACTACTTCACTTCAGTTAGTTCACCATAAGCCAAATCTTCAGCAACAATATCAGCCTCATCTAATATACCCTGTAGTCTAGGATGACTAAGGTTAATACCTATTACATATGACTGACCTAATTTTATAGGTGTATCTTTCCCTAAGTAACACTTCTGAGACTTAGGTGTAGCTACTACATTCTCAATAGATAGCTCTTGTGTAAATCCTTTGTAGTCAAATCCTTTCATTGATAACCACTTTCTAAAATGGGTACGGTCTAACATTATAGTACCTTTATCGAATGGGTCAGAAGGAGTCTTACGAAACACATCAAACCTAACACGTATATCAGCACGTGGTAATCTAGTAAAATCCACTACAGGTTTCTGTCCGGCTGTATGCATGACGGTAACAGCTACACTAGCACAGTCATTTAGATACTCAGATATTAAGTCAAAAGAGTCTACCTTATTCTCTGCTACAGTCTTACGTATAGCACCTATCTCATTCAGTACCCACTCAGTTCCCTTAGAGTAGTCATAGTCTATCAACCCCCACTCACTTGCTAACTTAGAACCTAAGTCTGCTAGTATTATAGCTTGCTCCCAGTATCTTTCTTCGCCTGAAAACTTAGCTTTATACTTATCATTAAAGGCTTGTGTTGCCTCTGCGATTATCGCATTGCATCCATCTGGCCCCATACTCAGCAACTTGTTGAGGAATATACGTCCGGCTATCCCGTAATGTGATGTGACAAAGTTATATATCTTACGGCCAGCGTTGGTATCTTTAGTAAATAATGGGTGAGATGGTACAGGTAGCTCTAATAATCTAGCCATTTGAGCATCGGTATCTAAACCGGAGGCTATGAGCTTCGATTGTAGTGATTTATTCGTGGAAACTATAACAGGAGTAGCCCAAGTCTTAGCGTCTCTCTCCTCAGCATTACGATTAAGCCTAGCCTTATCTCTACCTTGGGATACCCAGTAACAGAAGTCTCCTACCTCTTTATCTTGCATCATAGTCACTTCATCTACAGTCATAGGTAGATTAGCGTACATACCTAGTCTGCTGAACAGCGTGTTCTGTGTGAACTTAGCAGCAAAGTGTAACTTCTCAGGGTCACCATATATAGACTGAACCCAAAATTGGGCTAGTGTTTTGCCACCACCTGTTGGTCCATAAAGGGATATAGTTAATCCCTTGAGTCCTGTGAAATCATATAGTGGTGCTGAAAATCCCACACCTAATGCAAACATATGCCAAGGCATGTTGGCTTTCTCAAGTATTTGAGATGCTTGTGACCATGATTCTATATCTCCTGACGTACCATATAACTCAGTTCCTAACCTCTGAGAGGCTGATGCTAAGCTGATTGATTCTTCTGATACAGTACCATCTTTGTCTCTTTTAAATATGTGGTCTCCCAGTACAAACTGAGAGTTATTCTCTTTCCAACCCATTGTTGAATATAGGTTAGTCATAGCACGTATCTGCCTTAATTCATCCATATATGACCGTAACATAAGCTGAAAATACTCCGTCTGTTTCTTGCTGTAAAGTACAATACCTTGGTCTGCTATAGCAGTACCGAATTCTCTATGTCCATCTGTTAGATAGGCTTGCCTTAATGATAGTTCTTGCCACCCCGCATGAGGTCTATTCCAATGATACCTAACTGTTTCATACCCTAGTGATTCATCCATACCATACCCAATTGGGTATAAGTCAAACTTACATATATCTATATCTGTGTCGTCAATAGTTATTTTAATACCATCTGCCGTACGTTTGAAAGGTTTAGGCATAGGTATAATAGATGATACCTTGTCAATAGCCTCTGTAGACACAGCTATTTCCTGATACTGCACACCGAGTCTAGCGGGTGTACCTATCTTATCTTTATATTTGCATCCTTTACATCCATTAGGTCTATCGGTACTGAATTTAGCGCATGTAGTTGGGCCGGTAGCTGAGTTAGTCCAATGTTTTAATTTAGATAGGGTGGATGCTTTAGAATAATTAGGGTGTTCTTCGCTCCATGCTATAGCTGTTTCTTCTGGCTCAGTACAGAATGCAGCTACACCTATTAAGTCATACCATAATGGTTCAGGTACTTCAGTTTGATTTTTAGCGGCCCATGATATTTGCTTAAATTTACCTTGGATTACTGCACCTATTGACGGAGGGAAATCTTGTCTTGCTGATAGATTATCTAGCAATGTGTTGCCAGATGTGTGACGTTCGGGCGCCCCAGGGCTCTTAAGGTAATCTGCTAGCT